ACATACTATTACCATTTTTAGACAAATATAAAGAAAGAATGATGATGATGCCTGCTTCAAGTAAAAATTGGCACCATTCAGCATTTGCAGGTGGTTATACTGATCATGTTTTACGTGTGTATGATTGTGCAAACAACTTATATAAAACGTGGAAAGCAATGGGTGGTGATATATCCACATATACTGTTGAAGAAATGCATTTCGCCGCATTATTCCATGATTTAGGCAAGATGGGCCAACAAGAAGGTGAGTATTACCAACCAAATGACTCACAATGGCATATGGATAAATTAGGCCAAATGTATAAGTTTAACACTGACATCCCAGCTATGAAAGTCCCAGAACGTTCATTATTTATCCTACAGGAAATTGGTTGTAAAGTTACTCAAAACGAGTTTATTACAATTAAGATTCATGATGGTTTATATGATGAGTCAAATAAGTTTTACTTTATGTCTGGTCAAAAAGAAACAAGATTAAGAACACACTTACCTTTATTAATGCATCAAGCAGATCATATGGCCGCTCAAATCGAGTTTGAATTGTGGAATAACGCATCTAATAGCGTTCCTAAATCAAAGCCAGCTAACGCAAGTAAAGGTGATAAAACACTTAGAGCAGCTAAAAAAGTAAATACAGAAAATAACCCAAAATTAGCATCAGCAACATTAGATGTTATAGATTCGTTTTTTAAAGATTAATTATGTTAACACTTAGTATTATATTAACAATAGTAATAACCGTTTCTTTTTTTATTATTAGAAATTTATTAAAAAAAACAGAACAATTAGATAATATTTTAAATAGCTATGAGGATTTTATTTCTAAACAAAGTGAAGCTATTGAAGTTTGTAATCAAAGACTAAATAAAGTAGATGATAAGGGTATATTTCGTTCTGATGATGAGATAGGTTGGATGTTTAAAGAAATTTTAAAAATTCAAGAAGCCTTAAATGAATTTACTCTTAAGTAATAAAAAACATGTCAAATAAAATCCCTAAAGAACCTCCCTTTGATAATAATCCTGGTATAGGAAGTACATATAGAATAGGACCTCCACCTAAAAAAAGAGGTAGAAAAAAAGTTAAAAAAAGATACTTTACGGAAGATACTGATTTAGCTATAAAACAATATTTAGCATCTTCAAATCAAGAAGAAAGAGATACAATATTTGCTCGAAGAATACATTATCCTTTTTATAAATTAGCTGAAAATCTTATTCATACATTCAAATTCTACTATACAGAAGTAGATGATTTAGAAGATTTAAAACATGAAGTAATTTGTTTTCTTTTAGAAAAATTAGATTATTTTAAACCAGAAAAAGGTTCAAAAGCATTTAGTTATTTTTCGATTGTAGGTAAAAATTACCTTATACTTTATAATAATAATAATTATAAAAAGAAAAAAGCTAAAGTAGACCCAATTAAAGCAGATGAAGATGAGGGAGTTTTATATCAATTAGGAAGAGATCAACGTAAACAAGAAATAAAAGATTTTATAGACTATCTTACAGAATATATTGATAAATATATGTTTACAATGTTTAAAAAAGACAAAGATAGAAAAGTATGTGATGCTATTAATACTTTATTTAAACGAAGAGAAAATTTAGAAATTTTTAATAAAAAAGCTCTTTATATTTATATAAGAGAAATGACTGAAGTAGATACTCCTGTTATTACTAAAGTAACTAAAATACTAAAGAAAAAATATAAAGAATTATATCAAGAATATATCGAAAAAGGTTATGTAAGAATTTAATCTTTTCCATATTTATAACAAAACAATATGGATTCATTAAACCAAATATTATTCGATGATAAATCCTTTGGTGATTTATTAAAAGAAATTCACGGTAATCAAAAGAAAAAAGCAAAACAACTTGCATCTTTAATTGCTGAGTTACGTCCTTTAGTCCAATCCTTAGGTGATGCTACTGTAGTAGTTCCTCTAATTAAAGAATACATGGAAATTAGTGTTAAAAATGACGACCAACTAATTAAAATGGCAGCTATTGTACAACGTTTATCAACAAGTACATCTCAAAGTGGAGATGGTGGTTTATTAACTGAAGAAGAAATGAGTCAATTAATGGATGTTGCTGAAGAAATTTCTAAAACAGTAGAAAAACCTAAACAAATAGAATCACCAGATGTTTAGTAATATAAAAGCATATAGAGTTCAAGAAGTAATAACAACAGGATCAGCTAATATTATTGGTAATATTAAATATAGTGATTTAAATGACCCTGCTGGTAAACCAATAGTATCTACTAAAGGATGTGATACAGCTAAACCATTATTTTATAATTTTTCACAATACCCTGCTGTTAATGAAATAGTATATATAATAGCCGGTCCTAGAGGTGATTATAATAATAATGGGGGTGTTCAACATTATTATTTTCCTCCTATTAATATTAATAATTCTGCTAACCATAATGCTTTAGTTAGTGAAAGAACTACAGAAGAAAATGAAAAAGGAGCAGAAACCTCTTTAGATAATTTTAAAGAAAAAAATATAAGACCTTTATTACCTTATAAAGGAGATGTAATGATAGAAGGAAGATATGGTAATTCAATAAGATTTGGATCTACTATAGTAGAAAAAGATACAGAAGAAACAAGATTTACAAATTATTGGAGTAATGAAGGTAAACTTGGTGATCCTATTACTATTATAAGAAATGGACAAACAAAAGATTTATCAAAACAATCTTTTGAACATATAATAGAAGACGTAAATACAGATGATTCAAGCATTTATTTATGTTCTAATCAACAAATAACTAATTTTCAAAAATCAGGAGTATACCCCAAACACTATCCTCCATCTTATAAACACATGTTATAATGAATAAAAGAGAATTAAAAATATCAGATAAAAAATTACGTATATCTACTAGGGAAGATGTTATACTTAAATCTCCCTCAAGAATACCTCCTAAAGAACTTCAAAATTTAAGTAGACTTAAACAAATACAACTAAGAGAATATGCTTATTATGATATAACAAATACAGAAAACCAAGTATTAGGAACTAATCCTTTTGAATCAGGAGATAATATTGATAACGCAGAAATATATAAAATAAATGGGTTTAGTAGTATAGAAGAAAAACGAATGAAACTAGGATAATATTACAAAACATGAAAATTCTCCAAAATATAACAACATCTTCCCCCATATTTAGATATATGACTGCAGTATATTCTACAACAGCACATAAAGCTCAAATAGATAATTTTCCCGGAATGGATTGGACTTCTCCTAATAGTCCAGATAATTTAAAAAAAGAAAATATAATTACAAATTTAAATAATCTATTTAAATATTGTATAAATCCCATAACTTATAAATTTGGTACATCAAATATTAAATTAACATCTGTTTATAGAACTAAAGAAGTAAATAAATTAATAGGGGGAGTAGAAAACAGTCAACATATATATGGATACGCAGCGGATTTAATTCTTTTAAACCATTCAACATCTGTCTTATTTAATTGGTGTAGATTAAATATACCAGAATATCATCAGTTAATATGGGAATATCCTGAAATAGGTGATTTTAATAAATACACAAATAAATTTTCTTGGATTCATATTTCTTATATAAAAGGAGATAATTTTAAAATAAACTCAGTATCATCTACAGATCCTAAAATACATAAAGCTTATGAAGATGAAAATACTTTTTTTATAGATGGGTTTACTCATAATATACAATTAGCTAATCAACAATTATTAGAAGAATAAAATGAATTTTATACCAGAAGAACCAAATATATTTCAAGGAAAACAAATATTAATAGATTCAGATAGATTAATTTTTAATGCTAGAGAAGACGCTTTATTAATGTATTCAGATAAAGCTATAGGTTTTACAACTAATGGAAATTTTCATTTTGATACTGACAATTCAGAAGATGCTAAATTTATAGTAAATGCTCCTAACGTATATTTGGGATTAAAAAATTTAAGAACAGGAGAACTACCTACAGAACCAGCAGTTTTAGGCCATGAATTACAAGAAATATTAAAACAAATATTAGATTTATTAGATATGTTAAATATGGATATGTGTTTTAATGTAGCACATATAACTACACAACCTACTACTCCAACAGGAATGAATCCAGCTAACGATACTATTTATATGTGTATAGATCAAGAAGTTGAAGAT